TTCTTACCATATTTGAAGAGGAAGACTTTACCTTCGTTTGCAGGATTAACAGGATCCTTCACAACGTAAATGTTGGAATAGTAAGAAAGTTTACGCTTCTGCTTACGAACAGTTTCTTTATCTTTATCGCTACCACTGTTCCAGAGTTCACGATTGTACTCAGAAACAGGATCCTTTTGACCAAGAGTGGTCAGAGAATTTTCAATATACCATCCACCAGGACCTTGAAAGGCATGGGTATAGATTTTTGCCCAGGGAAGATCTTCATTCTCTGGTGCGGGAAGAAAACGGATAACTGCAAAACCGTTACCAGTTTTATCGAGTTCGGGTTTCCACAGGCGATCATCATCTCCTGCGCCAGTGGAATTCATTTTCTCAACTTCTTTCACCAGTTTTTGGGTGAGAGAGCCAAGTTTAGATTGCTTTTTAAGATCTGAAAAAGACATGGATTACCTCGGATTGGTTGGATTTGGCCTTTAGAGCACGTACCCATAATAGAGCACATAGTATTTAGAGTCAAGCCCCAGGAAGGTGTTTTTCAAAATTTGTAGTAACTCGGAAAACCACGCTACTTCTGTAAATATATTGTTCCTTTGGACCCAATCCCCTATGTGGATGTGGTGATGGTAAGAAAATAATTCTTCCTGGAACATAATCATGCTCTTCAATAACGACATCACCTTTACCATAGGCAGTTTCTGGATCAATCAGTTGAAATTCTCCACCCCATCCCTTCTTCCACTCTGGATTGGTCATTACAAGAATAGTGTATTCATCATCGTCACCTTCATTCGCATCAGCATGAGTTGTGCCGTCACATCCAGTTGGTTGAATATTAGTTGTGATAGCACTAAGAAAAAAATCCATTCCAAGAAATTGTTCTATACTTTCATACATTGAATAAAATTGTGGATAATAATGAAAATCAATATCATCAATTTTATTGATACTAGATCTTTTTAAAACACTACCACCCAATAACGTATGTGATCCCTTATATCCATATGGAAGTGTTTTTCTATTTGCCACATTTGTAAAATTAACGGGCATATGTTGTATTACAGAATAATAAAATTCATGGATGTATAATGAGTCAAAAACTCCATCAAAAACATTACAGATCATTTATCTAACCCCATAATCCCATCTTTAATGTCTTTATACCAGACAAAAGCATCATTGTGACACTTATACATTTTATCTTCTATATTATTAAACTTTCTAAAATTCTCAACAGCCCACCAAGTTGCTGGTTGTGAATAATCATGACCAGCAAAGACTCCACCAGACTTTACCTTAGGTAACCACTTTTCCAAATCTTCATACATTTGTTTATATGAACAATGTGCATCTAGAAATATAAAATCATAATACTCATCTGGAACTTGCTTTAAATATTCATCAGTAGACATAACATGAAGTTTTGTTTTTTCAACAAATCCAGACTTGTACAAATTATTTTTTGCTGTATTTAAAAAATTTTCAGATTCATTTTCATCAAAAAAACATTCTGGAGTTTCCAATGTTTCAGAATCCATGAAAATTTCATGAATTTCTTGGTTGCTCAAATCTTGAAACAAATGCTTGATATCTTCTTCATAAACATATGCAGATCCATACTTTCTATACTTTCTTCTTTCAAATTTTAAATGCTCACGCTCAATAAAATCATAATACGGAACATAAGAATCAACTAAATCAAGATGTTTTATAGTGGGGCATGATTGCAAAAGAACACAGGAACAAAATGCACCTTGAACACCTAATTCTAATCCAAGTAGATCATCTTTTTTTAATTTATTAATAAAAAAAGGAAGTCCTGTCGTGCTTGTTTGACAATTATAATTAAATTCTTTAAACATGATTAATTCTCTTGTATTTTAGTTTTCATATCTTTAATCAATTCTATCATATTTCCAAAAAGAATGTTCATATCCATATTTGGATTTAGACCCATTAAGGATGCAGATTCTAATATATTGTTTTTCATTTCCTTAGCCGATGGATCATCAGATAAACTTAATCTAGTGTACAAAACTTTTTGCTTCTCTAAAAGTCTTTCTAAAAGATTAACATGATATATTTTAGATTCCTTATCCATATAAGGAAATTTAAATACGCTACCATAAATTTCTTCTTGAAGTTGAGAAATTTCTACCATCTCAGATCTAACAACTTCAGAATCAAAAAAACTAGACATTGACTATATCCCTAAGAAATTTTTTATATTGAAATATATCGATATTTATGAACGGCTTATATTTTTTAATTTTTAAACTTATAATTTCCCATACTGGATCTTTAAGTTTTTTATCAAAGTCATTCCCAAATAAAAATATTTTATCATAAATGACTAAAGTTTCAATACTAACATCACCACTCAAGAACTTTTTTAAAATAGGCGGATGTCCTTTAGAACAATTAAAAATATCTTCCAATTTTACGCCAGAAATTAATTCCGCAGATTGTTCTTTAAACAAATAGGTCAAACTTTGCTGCCTTTTTAACCATTCACTATAAGTTTTCTCTCCAGATTTAATAATTTCACCAATCCATAGATTTTGTGGATTATCGACAGATACAAAATTAGAAACGAAAAAATTCAATATCTCCTTTTCATTCTTTTGTCTACTTATTTTTTCAAACCAAAATCTATCCTTTCTTTTATAAAAAGACTGCAGAGAAGCTCTGCTTTTACCACAATATTTGTGGTAATCATATGTTTCTCTTGTAAAATGATTTTTAAGAGAAACATACATTTTGTAGCAGTCAAAGGGGGTCATGAAAAAGTAATATAGGTAAAAATTTGCCGGAAATTTTTTCGACCAAAAATGGATTAAAAAACCAATTTTGCTCTAGAAGTCCTTTTTAAAAAGTTTAACTCCATTGCTTCATATTTAATCTTTTCTTTTAAAGGCTTAGAAATTAGTTTAGAAACTGAGTCTAGATCAATGCTATTCATTTCACAGAAGTGAATAACGGCATCTATGTAGTTCATATCAAGATTTGTCTGCACTAATTTTTCTATTTCCTGTGCAAACTTGGATGGGCAAAAAAACTTACTTTCAAAAACTTTTTCTAATTCGTCGTTGATGCTATTCTCCATATTTTCTAAGTTGGTAGTTAACAAACTCTCTAATATATTCGGTGAGAAGTTTGATGTACTTTGCTTTATCATATTCTTCATAAACGATACATTCTCCATTTTCACAAGACATTAAAATTACAAATTTTTTTACTACGATTCCAGTGAGTTCGTAAAGCATACATGCATAAGCACAACACTGCACGAAGTAATGATCAATCCACTCCCTTGGTTTTGGTTTTTTTGAAGTCTTAAAATCTATAATGGCTAACTCACCATTATACTCTGCTATGCAGTCTACTGTTCCTGCTATACCTAGAACTTTACTATAAAGAGAACTTTCTAGCGCATGAATATTATTTATCTTATTTAATTCTGTCTTTGCAATTTTAAATAAAAAATCAGATAATGGTTGAACCTCTGGAAGATCTTCATTTTTAAGATGATGTTCTACCAATGTATGCATATCAGTACCACGACTAGTTGCTTGTCGTGTAATTTTATCTGCCTCAGCTTCACCGATTCTTTTACGCCAGTTCGCAAAGAATTGACGATTTTTATGACTAGTAACTGAAGTAATTGAAACTAAGCGAAGTAGTTCATCTTGATCTGGAACTTTATAATAACGAACCCCATCTATAGTTTCTCTTTCTAGTTCTGGGAGATCAATGTCTACATGATTAAACATAATTATTTTTTATGAAGAAAACTAAATGGGCAAGACTTTTTAAATAGAAGATTTTTTAATAGGTTTGAATCATCTCTGATATCTTCACTCAAATTAGCAGCTGCCTTTTGATAATCGATATTATTATCATCGAGTTTAATGAGATTAAAACCATCATCAAAATTTTTAGAAAAAAATCTAATTCTAAAAATTGGATCTCCTTTATTAATAACAACTGGTCTATTTCGATCGACAACTTGAAGTGCAAAACTATTTCCTCTTGGATAATTGGATAGATTCCACCAACCACCAAGAGTAACAAAGTTATTTTTATATGCAGTCAATGGATGATCTAGATATTCAATCCAAATATCAGAACTATCAGTCCAGAAAAAATATTTTGGTAACGTTATTTGCAACGTAGGATTTACTCTACCATCAATATCTTCATCTTCTTCAACATGAATGAAGTCTTCAATATCTTCTGGGTAATCATAATCCAAATCAATCTCTCCTGTTTCAAAATCAACAAAGAAAGAACAATCCATTGGAAACTCACATACAAACGTCCTGTTTGATTTGTGAGACCAAACAGGACACTCAGAATAACTATAATCATTATCAATTAGATCTGACGGAAACAATTCACCAGATCTAATGATGTCTCTACCACCATCTTTTTTTACATAATATATATTGTGATGCGTCATAGATTAAGTTCGTGTTTTGCAATCAAGTATTCTTTACAGAGTCCAGATCTAACAATATCTTCAAGACCAAATTCGATAACATCAAAGGAAGGCATAGCATTTAGAATTCTCATAAAATCAACAATACCATTTCTCTCATTTGTTTTAACGAGGTCTGACTGTGTAGCATCTCCACAGAAAAAGATTTTGCTATTTTCCCCTACTCTTGTAATTATACTATCAAGTTCGTGAAAATTCAAGTTTTGGAATTCATCAACAATGATAATACAATTATCCAACGTTGTTCCACGAAGAAAAGAAGTAGACCAAAAACTAATAGTTCCTTGAGTTTTCAAATTCCCATAAAGCATTTCAAAGTCCGCATCAGTCGGCATTTGGAACATGTACTTAACCATGTTCTTATAAGGAATTTGGTAGAGAGAAGATTTATCTTCATGATCTCCAGGAAGAAATCCAATCTCACGGGTTGCTACAAGAGAACGAACAATGTAAATCTTTTCATAAGGTGAGTTTTCATCTAAAACATCTTGAAGAGCATTGTAAAGTGTAATAAAGGTCTTTCCAGTTCCTGCAGCTCCATATGCAACCAGATGTTTATTTGATGCATAAGACTCAAATAAACGTCTTTGATTATCAGTCAGAGGTTCAATATCAATTAAGAAGTCCATATTAATGGGCTTCTTTCTTTTCATTTGCTTTGCGGTCAAACCAACGCCAATAGGTTGATCATTTGTTCTTCTTTTTTTAGCCATTAGATTTTCTTTACATGAGAACCGGGTGCTTGTGATGCTTTTTGTAAAACATCGTTCCATCCTGGATGAGTCTTGATGAGTCTGTCTTTCCACTCACCAAGCTCACCAGAAGATGGACATGTTGCTGGGTCAGACCAATCTCTGTCCCATTCTGGGTTATCTTTTTTCCACTGATCCCAATCGTGAACACTCATTTTCACTTCTTTTTGTTCACCGGTTTCTTTATTAATTACAGGATAAGTAGCCATAATTTATAACGAGGGTCGAATTTATTTATTTTGAAATTTTTGATACAGATTTATAGATTCTTTTTTTAAGGTCAACTAAATTATATTCTGGTCCTAGATACAAATCTTTTAATTTATTTGTTTGTAAATCACTATTATTCATAGCAATACCATAAGAATGTCCAGAATCATCACACAATGGATCAACATAAAAGTTATAATCTGGATATTTTTTTACTAACATAGAGTTAACTACTACATTATAGAACACTCCTCCCGAAAGAACAATGTTTTTACATGCATAATTATCCACTATCATATCCATTCGCTGAATTATTTTTTCTTCCAATGCCTTTTGTGTAGCAAAAGCCAAATTTGCTTTCTTTTTAGGTGTAAAAAATCTTTGAAGTTTGGGGTAACTAATATCATTAAGTATAGAACTAGGAGTAAATAAATTCATATTAACATGAAGATCTTCACTTACAAGAATTGGTGGAACATCACTGTCTGGTTCTCCATAGGCAGATAATCCCATTGTTTTTCCACACTCATCCTGACCAAATCCAATAAACTTAGTAATTATTTCGTATACAATTCCAATATCCAATGTATTGTTTACAACTACATTTTGTAAATCAATATCAAGTGCAAATTGATTTAAACTAGTATACTTATCTTCAAACGTATCGTACCGATGTGGATCAAAGTTTACATACTTCTTTTCAACTTTGAAATTACCATCCTTTACATGAAAAATTGTGCAGGTTTCATATAATTCAAATGATTCTAAATCAGTTGGAAATAATTTAGAACTATTCCCATATTTACCCCAACCATCAACGACTAAACATATAGCCTCACTAAATCCTGAAGAGAAGTATCCGCATGAAGCATGATTTAAGTGGTGATAAGATTCATCACAAACATAAGATTCTTTTACACCAAGTTTTTCCAAATGCAATAATATTTTACATATGGTTTCATCCGTACAATTTGCAAAATATATTTTATCTAGAGTGTTTGTATGATCTTTAATATATTTTAGAGAGACTAAAGGAAGAAAATGATCTCTTTTTCTTCTAGTAACTCTCTCCTCCTTAAGAAAAAGAACAAGATCATTATCACGAAATAAAGAAATACTAGCACCATGTCCAGCGATGTTTATACCCAAAGACCATTTCATATTACTCACCCTCAACACATTTAAAAATTCTCTCTCGTAAATTTTCTTTGGAATATAATGGTCCTAGATATAAGTTTTCAATTCTATTTCTTGGTTTAGTACTTGGATTTGAAGAGTAGTATTGTAGAAGAGCACGACCAATAGATTGTCCAGCATCATGAGGAACTGGATCAACAAAAAAATTAATGTGTGGAAATTTTTTAACTAGATGAGAATTTCCAACAACATTAAATGCACATCCACCACTAAGGACAATATTTTTACATGAATAATTTTGATCGATGAATTTAATTCTCTGTTCAAATTTTTCTTCTAAAGCTTTTTGTATTGCAAAAGCAATGTTTGCTTTTTTTTCAAGAGTTAAATCTTCAAGATCGGGATAGTTTAAAGTATTAATTGTTCTACTTTGTGTGAACAAATTCATGTTTGCTTTTAATTGTTTATCAAAAAATATCGGTGGAATATTATCATCTTCTTTTCCGTATGCAGATAAACCCATTGTTTTACCACATTCCAATTCACAGAATCCAATAAAAGAACTTACAACTCCATACATAACCCCAATATCTAAATGATTTGAGACTTCAACATCATTACCTTTGGATTTAAATAACTCTTTTATAGATGTTGATACTCCATCGTGGCGATATGTCTGATCAATATCATGAAGTCCATCAGTTCTATATGGATCAAACAGAACATGCTTATAGTTTACCGAAAAATTACTAGGATAATTTGACTTGAAAATACTAGTAGTTTCATCACATGAGACTCCACCTTCACCATTAGGAGTAGATGGCCAATTGTCTAAGGTATAAAAGAAGTTAGATGCAGATCCCCAACCATCAATAACTAAACAAAATGCTTCATCAAATCCAGAGAGATAAAATGCAGATGCTGCATGATATAGATGATGGAAATTGGAATTATCGATTAAAGTAACATCGATTCCAATTTTACGAAGGTGATGTTGAATAATTGTTCTTTGATCTGGAGTAACATTGCAAAGAACTAATTCATCAATACAATCAGTGTAATCTTTGATTAGGTCTAAAGATACTAGAGGTGTATTACCATCGTGCTTTATTTTTGAAATTCTTTCTTCTGCAACATAAAGAACTATCTCATCACCATGCATTAAACAAATTGAAGCATCGTGT